AAGAAAATGCATGCTGGCGAGTATGTCTTTACTATCGATAATGCGCATGCAGATCATAGCATAATTGATACTAATTTTTCTGAGCATGATCCGGAACATAAATCCTTTAACGTTTTACAATTAGATAACGGACAATTCTGTGCGCAACCTAATAATCGAATTATCTGGAGAGATTCAAGCTTGACGCCTTCGAACTTGAAACAACCAGACTTTAAAGTTTGTACTCAAAACTACTGTGTAGAAGACGAACCTAAATGGTCAGTAGGTCACACGGACGAGTGGCAGTACAAAACAGAAGAAGAGAGTAGTATATCCCTCCCCGGAAAACCTTAATATTATTATACCACTTTCTCCGGAAAAGTACACCACTAATTTTTCTAATTAAAGGAAAGTTTTGTAGTGTACATTTAGCTCCTAATTTTGTATAATATTAGTAATTGATTAAGGAGGTAGACCCATATCATGGCTAAGAAAAAAAGCATTCACTACGTTAATAATGCTGAATTTTCTCAAGCTGTAGTTGACTACGTTACTATCTGTAACAAAGCCAAAGATGAAAATACAACTGTACCTATTGTACCTGACTATATTGCTCAGTGTTTCTTACGAATCGCTGAAGGCTTGTCTCACAAGTCTAATTTTATTCGCTACACATATCGCGAAGAGATGGTAATGGACGCAGTTGAAAACTGTCTAAAGGCAATCCACAATTATAATTTGGAAGCAGCTACAAGAACAGGCAAGCCTAACGCATTCGCATACTTTACACAGATTACATGGTATGCCTTTTTGCGCAGGATTTCTCGAGAAAAGAAACAGCAAGACATTAAACTAAGATACCTATCGCGATCCGGCATTGAAAATTTTGTCGACAACGACTTAGGCGATGAAATGAGTCAACAAGTTGTTGAAGCATTTGTTGATGGCTTAAGAGATCGAATAGATAAAGTAAAGATTCAAGACGAGCAAGTCAAAGAATTTGCTAAAGCAGAAAAGAAAAGACGAAGAGTCACAAACGTCGATTCTGATTTAAGTGAGTTTATGAAATGAAACCAGCAAAATTATACACAGTTGAAGTAACTGAAGAAGGTGAAGATCTTGTGATTGAGTTTCCTGAAGTAATTGTACAGGAACAAGGTTGGGTTATTGGCGATAAGCTAGAGTGGATTATCCACAATGATTATGTTATTTTAAGGAAAGCACCTAATGAAGATAGCGGTACTGAATGACACGCATTGTGGTATCAGAAACTCTTCTGAAATCTTTTTAGAAAACTCAGCTAAATTTTACAAAGAAGTATTTTTTCCTGCCTGCGAAGAACGTGGCATTGAACAAATCTTGCACTTAGGTGATTACTATGATCATCGTAAGTTTGTAAATTTTAAAGCTCTAAACCATAATCGTAAACATTTTCTAAACGAACTAAGAACTCGTGGAATGAAGATGGATATCATTCCTGGCAACCACGACACGTATTACAAAAATACAAATGATCTTAATTCATTAAAGGAATGTTTAGGTCACTATATGAATGAGATCCATATTGTTATGGAACCTCGAGTTATGGAATACGGATCTCTTAAGATAGCGCTGCTCCCTTGGATTTGCAATGACAACTACGATGCGTCTATGAATTTTGTTCGTAATTGTAAAGCTGACTGGCTTGGTGGTCACTTAGAACTTGGTGGCTTTGAATTGATGAGAGGTGTCGAATCACATGATGGTATGAACCACAAGCTCTTCGAAAAGTTTGAGCTGGTACTTACCGGTCATTTTCATGTTTCATCACGTAAAGACAACGTTTGGTATCTTGGAAGTCAGATGGAATTTTTCTGGTCTGACGAAGGAGATCCAAAATATTTTCATGTGATTGATACAGAAACACGTGAAATTGAAAAAATTCGTAATCCATACACTTTATTCAAAAAAATTGTTTACAATGACGACAAAATGGATTATAATAACTACAATGTCGATGATTTGGATAACAAGTTTGTCAAAGTCGTCGTAGTAAATAAGTCAGACACTTTCCTGTTTGACAGGTTTATTGATCGTATTCAGAATAGAAATATACATGAACTAAAGATTGCCGAAAACTTCAATGAATTCTTAGGTGAAAACGTAGAAGATGAAGGGCTAGAAGTCGACGATACTCCACAACTAGTTGATGATTATATTGATGGTGTTGAAACTGACCTTGACAAATCACGTATCAAAGTAGAAATGCGTGAACTTATGACAGAAGCACAGGCACTAGAAATTGCATGATTGTTTTTAAGAAAGTAAGGTGGAAGAATTTTCTTAGCACTGGAGATTCTTTTACAGAAATTAATTTAGACCAAGCAAAGTCTACATTGATTGTAGGCCAAAATGGATCCGGTAAATCAACTATGTTGGATGCCGTTTCATTTGGTCTGTTTGGCAAACCTCATCGTAATATCAATAAGCCACAACTCATCAACTCAATCAATAACAAAGGTTGTGTTGTTGAGGTTGAATTCTTTATTGGTAAGAATTACTATAAGATTGTAAGAGGCATTAAGCCAGGCAAGTTTGAGATCTGGAAAAACGATGATATGATTAATCAATCATCGCATGCTAAAGAGTACCAAAAAATTCTTGAGCAAAATATTCTCAAGCTAAATCATAAATCTTTCCACCAGGTTGTTGTTCTAGGATCGTCATCCTTTATTCCGTTTATGCAATTGCCTGGTGGACATCGAAGAGACGTTATTGAAGATTTGCTTGACATCAACGTGTTTTCGAAAATGAATACTATCCTAAAGGAGAAACAAAATTCGATTAAAGACCAGTTAAAAGACATCAGCTACAATGTCGAGATTACTAAAAATAAAATTGACACACAACAAAAGTATATCCGCGACATTAAAACACTAACTGAAGAGAATCGGAAGGAATATGAATCTAGGATACATGCATCGCAGAATAGTATCGATGAATTACAGAGGGAGAATAGTGAGCTTAGCTTGGGCCTCGACGAATCTATTCGAGAAACCGAGGAAAGGCTATCGACTTTGCATGATAAACGCCAGGCCCTTATGCTCGGAGGTCAAGATAGGCAGACAACTCTCGCCAACGTCCGCAAAAGGATCAAGTTTTTCCAAGAGAATGAAACGTGTTCCGTATGCGAGCAAGCCATTACAAACTCGCATAAACATGACATACTCAAATCTGCGGAGCAAGAAGCCAATCAAATACAATCCGAATGCCGTAAGATTGGTACGGACGGGACCGCGGTGGAAAAAGAGATTAGCGAGACCGGCAGCGTACTTCGAACGCTTCGATCTAAAGTATCTCAACTCTCTGAGAACAACGCACAGATCTCGACGCACCAATCGAACATCAAGTCATATCAAGACTACTTAAACAAAGAAGTCTCGGCTGATCTTAATTTGGCCGAGGCTGATCTATCTTCTATCCAAGCTGATAGAAATAATTTGCTTGAAGAAAAGTTTAAAGTTTCAGAAGAATATTCTTACAATGCTGTTATGGCAGAAATGCTCAAAGATACTGGAATCAAAACAAAAATCATCAAGCAATATTTGCCGGTTATCAACAAACTGGTAAACCAATACTTACAAGTTTTAGATTTCTTTGTTCACTTTGATTTAGATGAAAGCTTCAACGAAACAATTCGTTCTCGTCATAGAGATGAGTTTACGTATGATTCTTTTTCTGAAGGTGAAAAGCAGAGGATTGATTTGGCTCTTCTGTTTACATGGAGGCAGGTTGCTAAAATGAAAAACAGCGTGGCCACAAATCTTCTTATATTAGATGAAACGTTTGACTCATCCTTAGATCATGATGGTGTTGAAAACCTACTTAAGATTCTTAACACACTCAGTGATGATACAAACATCTTTGTTATCTCGCATAAAGGAGAAATCCTTGATGGAAAGTTCAACAGCAAAATTGAATTTAAGAAAGAAAAAAACTTCAGTAAGATTGCAGCTTAGTGGTTTACATTCTTGTGAAACTGATATATAATAACTACATAATGAAAACGGAGTTATATGATGGAATTGAATGAAGGTACTCTCCAAGTACTAAAGAATTTTTCTGGTATTAACCAGAATCTTCTAATTCGTTCTGGTAATACTATTAAAACTATTTCGGAAGCTCGTAACGTATTGGCAACTGCAATTGTTGATCAAGAGTTTCCTAATGATTTTGGTATCTATGACCTCAACGAATTTATCAGTGTTCTATCTCTGGTTGACACACCTCGTCTCAAGTTTGAAGATGAGTATGTTAACATTGGAGATTCCACTGGTAGATCAAAAGTCAAATACTTCTTCTCATCTGAAGAAACTTTGACGACACCTCAGAAAGACATTAACATGCCTGAAGCCGATGTGGCTTTTGCGTTGGATAATGATACTTTGAATAAGCTTAAGCGCGCAGCTTCTGCACTTGGTCATAGTGAAGTTTCCATCTCGGGCAAAGATGGCGTGTTAAGTCTTTCTGTCGTGGACAGCCAGAACTCAACATCCAATACGTTCTCAATTGACGTGGATGGTGAGTTTAAACCAGATGCTGTATTTAACTTTGTGCTTAACATTGGCAATCTTAAGATTCTGCCTGGAGACTATGAAGTTCAAATATCATCTAAACTCATTACGCAATTCAAACATAAAGAGTTGAACGTTCGCTATTGGATTGCGCTAGAAAAATCATCAACTTTTGGAGTATGACATGTCAGAAGAAATCATGCAGCAGCTTGAAGATCTTGCTAATAAATCGGCACGTAGTACGATTGCAGTGATTGATGCTATGACTCAACGTGGTGGATTTAAAGGCGAAGAGCTTTCTACCATTGGTGGTCTTAGAGATCAATGCATTCAAATCGTGCAGATTTGTGAGCAGCTTCAGCAAGAAGCTGCAATGGCAGACGAAGAAGAAGAATAAACCATTTACAATCATGACTACTTGTGATATAATTATTTTTGTTATGGAGATTGTAAATGTCAAACGACTTCTTGTGGGTCGAGAAATATCGACCGCGCCGTATTGCTGACACTATCTTACCAGATAGTCTCAAGCAAGTTTTTCAAAAAATCGTGGATGGTGGGGAGTTGCCTAACATGCTCCTCACCGGCACGGCTGGTCTAGGCAAAACAACAGTTGCACGTGCTTTGTGCGATGAGTTAAGCTTAGACTATATTGTTATCAATGGTTCCGAAGAAGGTAACATTGATACACTACGTGGCAAAATCAAACAATTTGCCAGTTCTGTCTCGCTACAAGGCGGATACAAAGTTGTCATCCTTGACGAGGCTGATTATCTAAATCCTCAATCTACACAGCCGGCTCTTCGTGGTTTTATCGAAGAGTTTGCAAATAACTGTAGGTTTATTCTTACTTGTAATTTTAAGAATCGTATTATTGAACCACTTCATTCTCGTTGTGGTGTCTATGAATTCAATACGAGTAAAAAAGATCTTGCGCCACTCGCTGCGCAGTTTATGAAACGTTGCCAACATGTTCTTGAAGAAGAAGGCGTAGGCTATGATCAAATGGCAGTTGCTGATTTGATTATGAAGTATGCGCCTGATTGGAGGAGAGTACTTAATGAGCTTCAAAGATATTCTGTCACAGGTCATATTAGTGATGCAGTGGTTAATCGTAATCGTAGCGACAATTTTTCTGATCTATTTGCACATCTAAAAGGTAAAGACTTTAAGAAGATGCGGCAATGGGTTGCTAATAATATTGACACTGATGCCTCAGCTATTTTCAGAGGTATCTACGATAGAATGCTTGATCATATTCAACCGCATTCTATTCCACAGTTGGTTCTTATACTAGCTGACTACCAATATAAGAATGCATTTGTTGCTGACCATGAACTAAATGTGGTAGCATGCATGACTGAGATTATGGCCAATGTTGAATTTAATTAGATTACTTAATGTTGACTGGTTGATTCGTATCCCGTTATCAATTGTATTTTTACAGCAAGGAGTTAGTAAACTTCCATTCAGTGCAGAAGACGCAGCATCTTTTGATTTGCCTGTTCTTGTATGGTTTTTTGTTGTGGCTGGAGAAATAGGAGCTGGAATAGGATTAATTGTAGGTGGTCTTATTCAAAAACTTTGGAATGGTATTGCTGATATTATAACCAGGTTTAGCGGATTTACAATAGGTTGTATTATGACCGGTGTAATATGGATTAGTCAGCCGGAAAACTTAATAGATGTTTTGTTGTACGATAACTTACATGTATTTCTTTGGGTTGGCGGGTTATTCTTTGCACTAAAGGGGAATCGTAAATGAGAATTGAAGAAGACGTAAAATTAGATTATAATGACGTGCTTTTCAGACCGAAAAGATCTACACTTGTTTCCAGAAAAGATGTAGATTTAGATCGTCACTATGAATTTGCTAATGGAGAAAAATTTTATAACATCCCAATCATGGCTGCAAACATGGATGGTGTTGGTACATTTGAAATGGCGGATGCTTTGGCTAAGCTAGGCTTATTTACATGCCTACTTAAATCTTATACCGTTGCGCAATATGTAGATTTCTTTGACACAGATGACAAATGGATAGAAGTACATAAGCTCAATAGACAACACTGTACTGCGTATACTATGGGAATCAGCGATGAAGATCATCAAAAGTTTCGTATGGTATATGAACAAGCACCACAAATCAAATATGTCTGTATTGATGTGGCGAATGGATACACACAAAGGTTTGCTGAATTTGTAAAACAATTTAGAGATCTTTATCCAAAGATTGTTATCATTGCTGGTAATGTCTGTACAGCAGACGCAACTCAAGAATTAATTTTAAATGGAGCAGATATTGTTAAAGTTGGTATTGGACCAGGATCTGTTTGCACTACGCGTATTCAAACGGGTGTTGGTTATCCTCAGCTTAGTGCTGTTATCGAGTGTGCTGATGCAGCGCATGGCCTCGGAGGTTTTATTATTGCTGATGGCGGTTGCAACTCTGCCGGCGATGTCGCTAAAGCATTTGGCGCTGGGGCTGACTTCGTTATGCTTGGTGGGATGCTTGCTGGCCACGATGAAGGAGGTGGAGAGATAATTACGAAGTACTTCTCGACCGGTGAACAGTGGTTCGATAAAAAGAATGAAACGTATAATCCTGTAATTACTAATGACAAGTTTGTACAATTCTACGGAATGAGTTCTGACACAGCGAATGAAAAACATTTTGGCGGTTTGAAAAATTACCGATCTTCAGAAGGTCGCGATGTTCAAGTTCCATATCGCGGCGGTATAAATAGAACAGTGCAAGATATCCTAGGTGGTTTACGCTCAACTTGTACATATGTTGGTGCGGCTGGTCTTAAGCAGTTAAGTAAATGCACCACCTTTATTCGTTGTAATGATACTCATAATCGAGTCTTTGAAAAATGAATCCATTTGATTTTGTAAATGCGATCAACTATGACAAACAAGATATCATGGTTGACGACATCGCTGAAAAACAATACGTTCCATTTATGGTGAATCGAAGCTTGTCTTATTTCCAAGACACAGTGCTGATGGCTAATGAGATGAATCTGAATGCTCATCTTGACAATCGTCTACAATTTGACTTTTTTATAAATATAGTCAGAAAACGCAAAAGGTTTTCTAAGTGGTTCAAACCTGAAACACAAAGTGATGTGGAAGTAGTCAAGACTTATTATGGTTACAGCAATGAAAAAGCTCGTCAAGTCTTGTCCCTTCTCACAAAAGATCAGATTGAAGTATTGAAGAAGAAGGTGAACAAAGGTGGAAGAAAATAATATTGTGGAGTGGTCTCCTAACGCGATGTTAGAAGTCACTTTAAACGAGCCGGATGACTTTCTAAAAATTAGAGAAACCCTAACTCGCATCGGTGTTGCGTCCAGAAAAGATCGCAAGCTTTATCAATCGTGTCATATTCTGCATAAGCAAGGCAGATATTTTATTGTACACTTTAAAGAGTTGTTTTTACTCGATGGAAAGAAATCTAATTTAGAAGAAAACGATATTGCACGTAGAAATACAATTGCAACTTTAATGAGTGATTGGGGATTGGTTACAATCGAAAGCAAAGAAAAAGCTCAACCTCTTGCTCCTTTAAGACAAATAAAAATCATTTCGTATAAAGATAAAACTAACTGGGAACTTTGTCCAAAGTACAACATTGGAAATAAATGATGAAAACTTTTTTATTAGTGGTCACTATGTGGGGCCAAACTGAAGATGGCACGTGGTTGTATATGAGAAATCAAGCTGTGCTTAATCATGAATTTACTTATGAGCAGTGTGAAAAATTAGCTGCTGATGAATCTTGGACTAAGTGGATGGATAATAAATATTATGACGTTCAGTTTGACTGTCATGAAAAAGGCACTGAAATAAAATGAAAACTTTTAAGCATTGGTGGAGGAACACTGACAGCATAGAAGTAGTTCTTTTTGCTTCACTAGCATTCTGCATTGGATGGGGCATTTACCAGATAATCATAGGCTTAATAGGAAGGTTTGGCTAATGAGAAAGTTTGTATACGATTCTTGGAATAGCATTATGGATCATGATGTTAATCCACTAAAACATATTCCAGATTTAAATACACGACATATGGTCATGCAAGTATTAGCTTGGATGTGGTGTATTGTATTTTCATTTTATGTTGGTAGCTTCTGGGTTTTTGGCGTCAGCGCAATTGCACATGTAATTGTACTTGCTGCTATTGCTATTACTGTAGGTACGTTTGAGGTTGCGAAGCGTAACCCAGAGGTTTTTAGTCTGCGCCCGGGTTATCACTCGGTAAGTCGCACTAGACAATACATGTGGGTTAATGGCCAAAGGGTTGTGCTTGATGCTAATGATCCTGGCGGCGAGCATGAATAATGGCTAAGATCATTGGAGCTTCTCATGGTACTATAGCAGACCATGAAATAGTTGTCATAAATAAAAAAGAATTTTATTGCGATGGAGGCGAATTTGGACATCCTAGAGTTTACTTCACTGTAGGTACTGAAGGATTCGTTATGTGCAGTTATTGCAATATTAAATATGTTTACGAAAAAAATGACTCCTCAGCTATTTAAATTTTCGAAAAAAGTACTATATATAATACTGGATGCCGCGGAAAGCGGGTCCATCTACAACCTTGCTTAGTCTTAGGAGGTTCACATGACTGGCACTTTTACGTTCCCACGCGGAGCATTCGTTGGCTTTGATCACATTGCGAAAGACTTAGAACGTCTTGCACATGCACACCAAAAAGATCATTATCCGCCACATAATGTAGTCAAGCACAATGATGACGAGTTTCTTATTGAACTCGCTGTCGTTGGATTCAAAGAAAAAGATATCGATATCACGATGCATGATGGTATTCTAACTGTCAAAGGCGATCGTGAGTCACGTCGAGATCAAAATCTTTATGTCCATAAAGGTATCAGTGGTAGAAAATTCGAGAGGTCATTTAGACTCTCCGAATTTGTAGAAGTCACTGGAGCTGATCTTGAAGATGGATTGCTTACAATTCACTTGGAGCGAATCATCCCCGAAGAGAAGCGTCCTCGTAAAATTCTAATTGGAAACTACGAGGAAAAAAATGGCAACAGCAATTCTCAACTACTCACAGAGTCTGATTGAAGTAATAATCAACGGACTTAAAACCACGCTAAAAGGCATGATGATTGGCTATATGGTCGGTCGTCAGACGTCGGCTAATAGCAGAGTCGCTGAATTCTTAATCAGCACAGGCGAGTATAGGCAGCAGCAATACTGGGAAATACTCAACAGGTTAAACAAAGAAACGATTGATTCGATTCATAAGGAGTTTAACTACAAATGATTAAGATGTTCAAACGAATCTTTAGCTTACGTCCTTCGATGTCATGGCAACAAAGAGAAATAGAAAGATATCTTGCTAACTCGACTGATCATTTTGACTTAGAATGTCGTCAAAAAGATATCATTTACGGAAGGAAAAATTTATGAAAACATTAGCATTTTATCTATCAGCATTTGCAGTTATCTTTGCAGTTAGTTCTGCATCAGCAGCTGATCTTACTATTGATATGCTGAATAAAGATGCAGATGGTAACAAAATGGTTTATTCGAATGAATTGGCTAGAGTAGAAGTAGGTGAAACTATCACTTGGTTACCAGCTTCGAAAGGTCACAATGTCGAATGGATTGCAGGACCTGATGGAGCAGATCTTCCTAAAAAGTCTAAGAATGGCAAAGAAGTTTCTATGACTTTTGAAGTACCTGGCATCTATTACTATTGGTGCACACCACATAAAGGCATGGGCATGATTGGTCTTGTCGTAGTCGGTGGCGACGTATCTAATAAAGATGCAATTGCTAAAGCAAAAGCCTTAGGTAAATCAAAGAAGAAGCTAAAGGCTCTCTTAGGAGAACTTTAATGTGGCCGTACACAAACGAAGAAGCTGATTGGCTTTCCTAAAATATAAATAAAAAGGGACAAGAACTCTTGTCCCTTTTAATCTTAGGAGGTTCATATGGCTAAATGCAAGAAATGTGGACATGACTGTCACTGCGAAATGATGTGTGACGAATGTATCAATGATATTTGTACAGGCTGCGATTGTCAAGAAGAACAAGAAATTGATATCCCTTCATCATTTACTCAGGAGAACGTGTAATGCGTAGATTAGGAAAATTAATTGAAGATGCTCTTGTCGATCGGCAAGAAAAATATTTACGTCTTCGTATCGAGCAGTTAAAAGAAGATATGGAAAAGGCGCATGATGAACACGATAAAAAGTGGTATAATCGGTGTATTCAAGAATTAGATTGGGCTTTACAAATGAAAGGTAAGCCAGGTCATAATTGCTATATGGCAGAAGCTAACAAAGAAAGAGCAATGTGGTAATGGCAAAACCAAACAAAAATTTCAACCTAGACGTTCGAGATATACATCTTATCGAGCTTTCTTTGCGTAACATGTATTGGGAAAGCGAAGAGAAAGCAAAAGAAGTACAACAACTACTAGGAAAGATATCTAATCAAAAAGTTTGGTATCGTCCTAAAAATCAAATTTATGTGAGTGGATAAAGATATGAATTTAGAAGCATTAAGAGAAGAATTAAAAATTGATGAGGGAGTTAAGTATGAAATTTATCTTGATCACCTTGGTCTCCCTACATTTGGTATTGGGCACCTTGTCCTGGATTCTGATCCAGAACATGGCATGGCAGTTGGAACGCCAATCAGCGAAGATCGAGTCAATGAGTGTTTCGATAAAGATGTTGAAGTCGTCCTTGGAGACTGTAGAAAATTGTACGACGACTTCGATGATCTTCCCGAAGAAGCACAACGAATCATTGCCAATATGCTCTTTAACATGGGACTTCCTCGGCTCTCTAAGTTTAAAGGAATGAAACGTGGCGTAGACGCGCGCGACTGGGAGGCAGCCGCAGACGAGATGGTAGATTCTCGTTGGTATAGACAAGTTACTAATAGAGCTGACCGGCTGGTTGAAAGAATGAGAGCAATTACTCTTTCTGAAATCCCTGCATAAAAAGGTTTACAAACCTGGCAAAACTTGATATAATTATAGCATGTTTTATACTTCAGTAGTCCGTTATGGAAATAGCATGCTTTATCGCGGATATGATTCTGCCGGAAAGCGTGTCGTTCGAAAAGATCATTTCCAACCAGAGTTTTTTGTTCCCTCAAAGAAAGACACCGGCTGGCGAGGCCTAGACAATACCTCGATTGGCCGGCTGTCTTTTCAGAACATGCGCGAAGCCAAAGGCTGGTTGGAACAAAACAAAGATGTAGTCGGTAGGCATGTGTATGGTAACACCAACTACATCCACCAGTATATCACGTCTAAATTCAAATACGATGTTGAATTTGATCGTGACAAAATCAACGTATCTACAATTGATATTGAAACAGAATATGACGATGGATTCCCTCATCCTCATGAAGCATCACAGCGCATTCTTGCAATTACTCTTAAAAACAATATTGATGGCATTTATTGGGTATGGGGTTACGGCGACTACAATGTAGATGATGCTCTTATCAAGCCCGTAAGATATATCAAATGTCTAGACGAGCCTGATCTTCTTCTCAAGTTCTTGGATTTCTTTTCATCGCCGGAAAAATGTCCGGATGTTATCACAGGCTGGAACGTACGTTTCTTTGATGTTCCATACCTCGTAAATCGTACAGCAAAAATTCTTGGTCTTGAACAAGTCAAAAAGTTTTCGCCATGGGGCCTGGTTGATTATCGTAAGGTCGTACGTCGTGGTAAAGAAGATGAGACATATGATCTCAAAGGTATTCAGACACTTGATTATCTCGAGCTCTTCCAAAAATTTGGATACTCGTATGGTCCACAAGAATCATACAAACTCAACCACATTGCTTATGTAGTTCTTGGTGAAAAGAAACTTTCATTCGAAGAATCCGGTTCTCTTAAAAATCTCTACAAAGACGACTTTCAAAAATATATCGACTACAACATGAAAGACGTGCAACTGGTTGACCGGTTGGAAGATAAGCTTGGCCTTATTACTCTGGCCATGACCGTAGCGTATAAGGGTGGTGTTAATTATCAAGATACGTTTGGAGTCACCGCTATATGGGAATCGATTATCTATCGATATCTCAATCGCCAAAAGCGCGTACCATCCGTGGCTCAATTGGAAAGCGGCGATTACCAGATTATTGGTGCTGACGATGCCGGTGGATACTCAATCGCTGGTGGCTATGTCAAAAATCCAAAGCCTGGCGCATATGATTGGGTTGTGTCTTTTGATTTGAACTCTCTGTATCCAAACATCATTGTTCAGACAAATATCTCGCCTGAAACATTGTTACCCAAAACCAATTGGCTCATGCCTGGTGTCAAACATTATCTCAACACTGCTCCACCAGAAAGTAATCATTCAATTGCTGCCAATGGTACTACGTATCGTAAAGACATCGATGGTATCATTCCAACTATCATTAAAGATTACTATGCCGAACGCGTTTCTGTTAAGAAAATGCAACTGGCGCATGAGTCTGAATATCAAAAGGGTAAGACATACGAGCTAGAAAAACAGATTGCCACACTTAACAATCAGCAGATGGCTATCAAAATTCTACTCAACTCTTTATATGGTGCGTTGGCTAACAAGTATTTCAAGTACTTCCATCCAGGCATGGCTGAAGGCGTAACACTCACAGGCCAGACTACAATCAAGTGGGCTGAACGTGCTATGAATGGTGCCATGAATGATCTGCTTAAGACTGAAAAAGATTATGTGATCGCAATCGATACGGATTCAATCTACGTTAACTTTGGTCCGCTAGTAGAAAAGCTACAGCCAAAAGATCCGGTTAAGTTCCTTGATAAGATTTGTCAAGAACACTTTGAACCTATGATCGCAAAATCATATGACGCTTTCTTCACACGCATGAATCACCATACCAAGCGTATGGAAATGGCAAGGGAAGTAATTGCTGACCGTGGCATCTGGACTGCGAAGAAGCGTTATATCTTAAATGTCCATAACTCAGAAGGTGTGCAGTATGCTGAACCAAAACTCAAGATCATGGGGATCGAAGCAATCAAGTCCTCAACTCCAGAGGTATGTCGCGACAAGTTCAGGGAAGTTTTCAAAATCATCATATCTGGATCTGAAGGCGACACTCAGGAGTTTATACGTCGATTCAAAGAAGAGTTCAAGTCACTTCCTCCCGAAAACGTGGCATTCCCGCGCTCGGTCTCGAATATTACAGACTGGCACGATCGGCGCTCTGTATACAAGAAAGGAACACCCATTCACGTTCGCGGTTCCCTCCTTTACAACAAGCTTGTTAAAGACGCCAAGCTCTCAAAGCGATATGAGCTTGTCACAAATGGTTCTCGCATCTTCTTCACATACATGAAGAAACCTAATCCTATGCATGAGAATGTGATTGCGTTTCCAGATATTCTGCCACAAGAACTCAAGCTAAATAATTACGTTGATTATGACATGCAATTCAACAAAACTTTTGTGGAACCACTGCAGCTTATACTCGACGCAGTTGGCTGGACAGCCGAGCCGATCGCAACTCTCGATGAATTCTTCGCTTAGTGGTTTACTTTTTCGATAAAATGGAGTATAATATATCATGAATAAACATAAGAATGATTTACGTAAAGGTCCAAACGCAAATGGATATGATGGAGATGTGACATGGGATATGAGAGTAATGGGTGATTGGGTAAATGACATGTACCAAATGCATGAAAAGTATGGCGTACATGAGTGGATTGAAAACAACAAAGACAACACTGAGTTGATGGCTCAGTTTCTTGAGTTTCGTCTTAACTTTCTTCAAGAAGAATTAAATGAAACACGAGCAGCAGCATTGATAGATAAAGATCCGGAAGAAATTGTGGATGGTCTTATTGATCTTTGCGTTATTGCTATCGGTACTTTGGATGCTTTCAACGTTGCAGCACATGATGCGTGGCAAGAAGTTCTCAAAGCAAACATGTCCAAAGAAGTTGGTGTTAAAGAAACACGTCCTAATCCACTAGGACTTCCAGATCTAATTAAGCCAGAAGGTTGGCAAGGTCCATCACACAGAGGTAATCATGGCTATCTCGGGAACGCTGTTTAAAAGTATCTTTGATAATAAGACTAATCGTCGTGTGGATCTTCAAGATTTTGACGCGTTCGAAAAAGTGTTATATAATCTTGCCGAAGTGCCTAGGCAAGATAAGAAAGATGCTGAGTTAATATCACCGGCTGTTTATCATCCAGACACAACACGTGCAAATAAGAACGTGGTTGAATGGGCTGGTTGGTGTGCAGTCGATGTAGATGACTTTAAGTTTGAAGGAGATTTAAAGAATGAATTGGTTAATCGGTTTAGTGCTTATCGCTGGATTTGCTATTCTACTGCAAGCAGCACGAGTACTTCGCCAAAGTTTCGTCTTGTCTTCCCGCTTAGACATGCAGTTCGGTCCGAGCGGATCAAATCTTTCTGGTATGCTCTCCAAACTGAGCTTGGCGAGCTCGGAGACAAACAAACTAAAGACTTGTCACGTATGTATTACATCCCTGGAAAGTACGCTGGTGCTGATAATTTCATATTTAGTTATCATCATGGTGACGCTATCGATCCAGATGTTTTAATGAATAAGCATCCTATGGCAGAAAAATCTGGTAACTCTTTCTTTGATCGACTACCAGAAAAAATGCAGAAAGAAATTATTGAACATCGTAAGTCCAGATTGGAAAACACTGATGTCTACTGGTCATCATATCGTGATTGTCCATTCTTTCCTCGTCAACTTGAGAATGAATACAAACTAATTAGTAGTACTGGCTGGTATCATAAAATGTATCAGATCATGGTAGCTCTAGCCGGTAATGCTATTAAGAAAGAATATCCTATCACAGCCGATGAGATTGCTGTGCTATGTCGTGAGTTCGATGCTGATACTGGTAATTGGTATGCTAATCGTCCAATGCAAACCGAAGCTGATCGCGCTCTAGAATATGTTTACAAAAATATGTAATTAAATGCATTTTATGGTTTACTTTTTCTCTCGTTGTGGTATAATATATACATGATTAGAAAAGAGGAGTCAATCATGTACGTAGATCTTAAAAATCTTATCAACCATTGGAACACTATTGCTAAAGAAGATTGGGCGATTGAAGGTGACATGTCTAGCATGTATATCGCCGACGCCAACGATGCACAAAATGTTCTTGATTTTCTTCAGCATGAGAATATTGAAGGCGCAATGTCTATGATTAATCGCATGGACACTGCTCCTCGTGAATCTGTTGTAATGGCTATCTATGCTGATACCAATAGCAACTTTGTTCGTGATCTTGGTTGGGAGGTTGCGTAATGACTATAACTGAAGAACAACTCCAAGCAAAAGCTTGGACTATCCATCAATGGATGGAGCGTAATCGCGATATCCCTTGGGTCCGTAGAGTCGGTGAGATCTGGCTCGCAAATCTGTGGAGAAGATAATGTCGAAAGAAAGTCTAAAGTTTCTGCAACGTGCCGCAGAAATACAAAACAAAAAGGGTAATGATTATCAGAACCCTAACTCACGCGTTCGTCAAGCAATGTACTATCCTCGTGGTTGTGCTACTATTCTAGACACAATGCAAGCTAAAATTCTTCGTATGCAATCTGTGCTCGAAGCAATGGAGTCCGATCCAAGTTATCAACCTAACTTTGAATCGCTAGAAGATTCCTGTCTCGATATCATTAACTATGCTTCTTTCTTTGCTGCGTATATGAATGGTGGTATTGATGGCCAGCATCCGGATCATGACTTCCTTAATCGTCCGAAGAAAGTAGTCAACAATGAAGGTGAGTAATATCAGGGAGTATTTCATCAATGAACTTCAAAATGAAAACTTCACGGTGGACCGATCAGGACAAAAAACTATTGAGCTCATCGGTGCATCCTTTGAAGCCGACGAACCGTCGATCTTCGGGACTGTCAATCAAGGCTATGTTGATGCTGAGCTTGCTTGGTATAAGTCTATGTCTACTAACATATATGATATACGACCTGAAGCAGAACCTCCAGCAGCTTGGAAATATAGTGCAAACGAACATGGAGATATTAACAGTAATTACGGAAAACTAATTTACTCCGATAAATACTATGGCCAATATCACCAGGCACTCGATGAGTTACTTCGTAATATGGATTCTCGTCGTGCCACTATGATTTACACACGTCCTTCTATCTGGACAGAATATGATGAACATGGTAAAAACGATTTCATATGTACTAATGCTGTCACTTATTATATACGCAATGGCGCAATCCACGCTGTGGTCCAAATGCGTTCAAACGATGTTGTGTACGGATACAAAAATGACTATGCTTGGCAGCTTCATGTTCTAAAAGATTTTGTAGACGATTACAACGCATGTTACCTTGATGGTGCCTGGGACGCCGACTATCGTAGAGAAATGGAAGTCGGCACTATCACATGGCAAGTACAAAATCTTCACGTATATGAAAGGCACTTCGATCTTGTCAAGTAAATGGGATACAAGATTTCTAATCCTTGCAAAGGAAGTTGCGTCTTGGTCGAAAGATCCATCACGCCAGATCGGTGCAGTATGCGTTGACAATCGCACAGTCATTGCAACCGGCTATAATGGGTTTCCTCGAGGAATAGAAGATAATCCTTTACTTTACGAGAATCGTGATATAAAATATAAGTACGTTGTTCATGCTGAAATGAACGCTATCTTTAATGCTACATATAATGGCGTGTGTTTGGATGGAGCAACGTTATACGTATATGGCTTACCAGTTTGTTCTGATTGTGCTAAAGGCGTAATTCAAGTTGGTATTAGTCGTGTAGTCATGCCTCAGCAAGAAATTCCAGATCACTGGACTGAGTCATGGAGTTTAACACAGTCGATGTTCGACGAAGCAGGTATTCAATGGGAGTTTATCGATGCCTAAGACTCAAGAATGGATTAAACAAAAAATGGCAGAAGAGTCTGTTACCTATTGGACAGAAATGAAATTGACCGAAGAGGTGAAAGAACTAAAAGAAAGAATGAAAAAACTCGAAATCGATATTGCTCACCTTTTGCGAAAAGCAAATGGATAAAGTATTAGTAATAGGTCACAGCCCTTCCTCGAAAGAATACTGTCCGAGGAAGGGCAATCCTACTCACAATCGTCTCAACCGTTGGTTAGATGACTGTGGTGTGGAAATATACAGCTTTACTAATGCGTGTGCACACCGTGCGACTTCACTAAAGTTAACTGATATTGATAGAACATTTTTACATGAAGTAGTAAAAGGCTATAATAAAATTCTATCATTAGGCAATGACGTGAATAATATTCTAACAAAGATGGAGATCGAGCATTACGCACTCCCTCATCCATCTCCACTAAACAGAAAGTTTAATGACAAAGCGTACGAACCGAAAATCATAAATAACTTAAAATCGTATTTACAAATAGACTCAACTGTTGTATAATAGTTAGAGTAAGGAGAGAAATATGAAAACGATTATCCTACTCGGTCGTGGGACCGAAGGCTGCGGCGTTACACAATGCGCTATCCAAATGCAAAAAGTAACCGGAGCCACTATCCTCTCAGCAAATGATAAGAAGTGGGGAAGAGCCAAAGGCCTCGACCTTCAGCAGACAGAAATGTCTGTTGGTAAAGAATGGGAAGAGATGGCAAACATTGTTAATCAGCACGATGTTTGTATCGTATATTCTGTTCCTTCTAAATCACATCCTCAAGATTGTCAAGATAATTTTCCAAAACTGTTGGAAGCAATCACAATACGTAAAGCATTTATCAATGTAGACCACAAGGCTGCATCGATTGCACGTAATGCAAACCTTGTCGAGGTTTGTAAAAAGATGGACGTGATTATGACTCATAGTCTGGAGAATGACTTCTCTCGATTTATGAAGAAAAACAAAATCCTTGTACCACTCAAGAAGATGGGACTTGGATTTGATTATGATGGTCATAGAGCAAAATACTGGAAAGGTATCCACACACAACAAAGAAGTATGGTGCGTTGGATTGGCCGAACAGCTATGTGGAAAGGTCCGGCTCTTATGATTGACTACCATCAGGACGCTTTGATGGATGCTGAATTTATTACAGTCCTTGAAGGATTGGAAGCGTCAATCCAATATCCACTCGTGTTATATCGTGACAATAAGGAAGAAACACCTACGGATCGTCGTAAGGTTGTTAATTACTTTCGTCCAGAAAAACAACACGGTGAAACACAAAAGTTTTTGCCAGAATTTTATGGCACAGAAAAAGTAGGAAATGGTGCATACCTTTATCCTCAATATATAAATGAAGATTGTATGAATAGAATGTCACGTTCTGCTTTTGGCGCAGATCTATATCATCTGAAAGCAGAAACCTATGGAAACAATATTGAGAACTGTCATGCAGAAATCATTGCATCTGGCGCAGTACCAATTTTTCATAAACACTTCTGTGATAACGTCATACATAAAAAACAGGGTAAGCCAGTAACCCTGTGTAAAGATACTGGTACAATCGGTCTTGATTATTCTAACTTTGAAGAATGTAAGGAAGTCATGATCAAACTTAAAAACGATCCTGCGATGAGAGATGATTGGCGTGAAATGGCGTTTGAATTTTGGAAGCAACACTCAGATGGTGAGATGGTTGTAGGTGAAATTATGGAATTGGCCACAAGCGACGAACACCAACCACAAGGACTCGAGGAGTTTTTCTAATGAAAACTATTTTTATCACCGGTATTTCCGGCATGATTGGTTACCACTCAGCCAAAATGTATAATCAACTTGGGTGGAAAGTAACAGGCATCGATGATTTTAATAATTATTACGATGTCAAACTCAAAGGTGCGCGTGAAGCAATCCTTAATGGCATCGGCATCAGTGTGATTGACGGTTCTATTCAAGATCCAGAATCATATCGCGATATCATGGCTGAAGCTGATGTTGTACTTCATCTTGCAGCATATGCAAATCCTAGGCATGCTATGGATGAGCCTCAGCTTTACATTGACACGAATATCACTGGTACGCAACGTCTTCTAGAAATTGCAGAACAGCATGATATTCCAGTTGTATACGCATCAAGCTCGTGTGTAATGCATGGACAAGAACTTCCATGGAACGAACATGATGCTAACGGCCATCAGAATAATCCTTATGGCTGGTCTAAGTATGTCAACGAATGTCAATTTAAATATAGCAAGTTGTCTAAATCAACTGGCCTTCGCTTCTTTACTGTGTATGGTCCGTATGGTCGACCAGACATGGCGCTGTTTAAATTTACAGATGCGATTGTAAAAGGCGAAAAGCTTACACTGTATAATTACGGCAACATGATTCGTGACTTTACATACGTAGAAGATATTGTACAAGGCATCACACTGGTTGTAGATCAAATTCTAGATCCGGAACATGATGGTCATGAGCTTTATAATATTGGATATGGCGAACAAGTTAATCTCATGGATTTTGTTGAGGCAATTGAAAATGAGCTTGGTCGTAAAGGTGAGTATGATCTGGTACCAGCACACCCGGCTGACGTACCGGCAACTTGGTCTGACACTAGTAAACTTCAGAAGCTTGGATATAAACCTACTACACCAATCAGCGAAGGTGTAAAGCATTTTGTATCTTGGTACAAGGAGTACTACAATGTCAATTAAGAAGATTGCTATCATTGGACATGGCTATGTAGGGAAAGCTGTAGATCATGGCTTTTCCACATCGCATGTTGAAAAGTTTTTGGTGGATCCAATTTATGGTTCTACCATTGGTGATCTTAAACTTAAAACTCGTTTGGACGCAGCATTTGTTTGCGTTCCGACACCATTCGGAGATGATGGAAGTATTGATGCCTCGATTGTAAAAGAAGTTGTGACAGAGCTTCAATACTTTAATTGTCCTATTATCATCAAGTCGACAGTGACTCCTGATATTGTAAGTGAACTTTATAATGAAGACTCGAATGTTGTTTACAATCCGGAGTTTCTAACCGAAGCAAATGCTCTTGATGATTTTATTAATCCTTCTATGCATATCTTTGGAGGTAACATTATGATTACTCGTAGAGTTCAAGAACTTTACGAAAATCACAGTCAGTGTCGTCCTTGTCCTGTCAGGCATATGACTCCTGCTGAAGCGAGCTTTGTTAAGTATGGAATCAATAGTTTTCTAGCTACAAAAGTTCTATGGTTCAACCAATTTAAAGATGTGGTGGATCAACATGATTCAAAATACAATGTGGTTGTAAATGCCATGAGCATGGATCCACGTATTTCTACTTCGCATATGCAGGTGCCAGGACCTGATGGTAAAAAAGGATTTGGCGGAGCATGCTTCCCCAAAGACACTAACGCCTTTTCTACTTTCTCTCAAAATGCTTTCACTGTTCTAGATGAAGTGATTAGTGCCAATAATACATATAGAAAAGAATATGATCTAGACCACAGAGAAATTGAACAGAAAGTAAATTATGGCTAACTACGCAAGTATTGTTCCTCTAATCGGAGGAGAAACAATAGCAATGCAAAATGTATTCGGGTCTCGGCCCGAATACATTCTGTCTTACGAAGGATTTGAAAACAATGATCAACACTTGGTGGAATACTATAAGAGAGAAGTTCCCTACCATCTTATTCAAGGTGATTCTTTACCTCAGGTTGAGTCTGTTGATGTCATTAATACTGTTTGCCCTTGCGCTGGGCTTAGCAGTCTTAGTGTCACAAGCTCTTCTGACGCTGCTGCTAATGATTGGATGCGTACCAGTGCTCGTCATGTACTCGGTCATCTACGGCCCAAGGTCTTTTGGGGAGAAAATGCACCACGACTTGCTTCAAAAATGGGAGAACCAGTCGTGGAAGATCTTCGAAAGATCGGAAGAGAAAATGGCTACACTTTTAGCATCTTTAAAACAAAAAGTATCCTTCATGGATTATCTCAAGTAAGAGATCGTACTTTTTATTTTTTCTGGAAAGGCGAAAAGGTACCACAATTTGAATATATAAAACGTGAGCATGAAACGATCGAGGATACGATTCGCTCCGTGAAGCGGGATCCAAGTGATCCAATGAACATCCTAACGTCTGATCGTGCTCCGTCACAAGATCCATATTATAGGTACGTTCTCGAAGAAATGGAGAACGGCATTAATCACAGCGCGTTTCAAGATAAACTTGAAAAAAGCTATGATGTGAAGCACTACATTGAAGACAATGGAGTTACCTATGACAAAGTATCTAAATGGATGTCAAAGCATGGCTACGAGAAACAAGCTTCTCGTTGTATGGACATGTATCATAAATTAAAGAGTGGTGGTAATATTATGCGTCGTGGTGTCAATATTCCAAAAGGCTACATTGGAGCTTTTGTTGGCGCATATCCTATGACACTGACTCATCCGGATGAAGATAGATTTCTAACATTGAGAGAATGCTTATCAATTATGAAACTGCCTGAAGATTTTATTCTTCAAGGTGGACTAAAAAATATCAATCACATCTGTCAGAACGTGCCAGTAACGACAGCACAGGACATGGCAGATCATGTACTTCGTTATGTTGATGGAAGATTAGATAACCAACTAATCGATACCGATTATCTCGTACAAGACAACAAGTCTCAAACGCTTTCTTATGAAAAAGAGAGTGTACAACTTGACGCATTTATGGTATAATAATCAAGTTATTTAGGAGAGATCTATGAGTATTATGGATAAATTGAAGAAGAATAGTAAAGTCAAAGAAACTTCTATTCTTTCTGATTCGAAATTCTTTACCGAAAAAGATATGGTAAAGACCGAAGTGCCAATGATTAACGTGGCATTATCGGGTTCCGTGGATGGCGGACTTGCGCCAGGACTGACAGTTTTAGCTGGCCCATCCAAACACTTCAAAACATCATTCGCTTTGATTATGGCATCAGCATATCTCAAAGAAAACGAAGATGCTGTGCTTCTATTCTATGATTCAGAGTTTGGTTCACCGCAATCATACTTTGAAAACTTTGATATCGATACAAGCCGTGTTCTTCACACGCCAATCACAAACGTTGAAGAACTAAAGTTTGATATCATTGCACAGTTAGAAGGCATTGAACGCAATGATAAGGTTGTCATTGTAATTGACTCGGTCGGTAACCTCGCATCTAAAAAAGAATTGGAAGATGCCATTAATGAAAAGTCCGTTGCCGATATGTCAAGAGCAAAAGCTCTCAAAGGTTTGTTCCGCATGTGTACTCCGTACTTGAACATGAAGAACATTCCTTTGATTGCTGTCAACCATACATATATGGAAATCGGGTTATTCCCCAAAGCAATTGTGTCAGGTGGTACTGGCATTTACTACAGCGCTGATAACATATGGATTTTAGGCAGACAACAAGATAAGCAAGGCACTGAAATCAAAGGCTACCACTTTGTTATCAACGTGGAGAAATCACGCTATGTTAAAGAAAAGTCTAAGATTCCCATCAGTGTTAGCTGGGAAGGTGGAGTACAAAAGTGGTCTGGCCTGCTTGATGTTGCTCTCCAAGGTCAATATGTCGCTAAGCCGTCTAATGGCTGGTATTGCAGGGTTAGCCGGGAAACTGGGGAATTACTTGAACCGAAAGTACGAGAGAAACAAACCTTAGAAGAAGAGTTTTGGAAACCAATCTTTGAAGAAACAGACTTTAAAGATTATCTCAAAAATCGATTTTCAATTCTAAATGAAAGAGGCATTGAAGATGTCGCAGAATGAAAAGTACAGTGTGCTGTGGACATTTTACCACACTGTACTAGCTGTTGAGCTGGCTCTTGTTGTATTGATTGAAGGCACAGAGTTATATTTAAACTTTTTTGAATTGTGGCCGTAATGATTGAACTTAAAGACTACGAATTAATTCCTCATGAAGAGGATGAACAAGCATGGGCAGTTAGACTTTTAACTGGTCCATATGTTGAAACAGTTATCAAGTTTGGAGCAATTAGTTTCAATAGAGTCGAAGAAGGTGTAATGACATTTAATTTTACTATTGTATCATCACCAGATACTGAATTGACAACAGAAGACATTGACTTCCAAGATTATGTAGGCAATGTTTTGGAAGCAGTAATTAGAGACGGGATGGAAACCGGATCTGTAGTAGCAAGGGAAAAAGAAGATGAGTAATCCAGCAGTTCTATCTGACATAGATCGTATTGTTATGCTAATGGAAGAAATCGCAATTGCGCAAAGCAAGTTGCAACCTACTGACACTGGTCATATTCATACGGCAATTAATTATATGCGTAATCGTGTTGAGGAAATCAAAAAAGATATTGCTTATGGTGAAATCCAATAATGCAAGCTAATATTGAACAAACTATTCTACGTAATCTGCTTACAGATGAAAAGTATATGCGTAAAGTATTACCTTTCATCAAGCCAGATTACTTTCAAGGTGCGTATCGGTCTCTCTTCAAAGAGGCTGGTAAGTACGTTGGCAAATATAATAAGTTGCCAACATCAGAATCTCTTGTCATTGAATTGCAAGAGTCGAGTAATATGTCAGACGAGCAATTCCAAATGTCCATGGATATTGTTCCGCAGTTATTTACAACAGATATTATTGATCAAGACTGGTTACTTGATGCTACAGAAAAGTGGTGTCAGGATCGAGCATTGTACAATGCAGTAATGGAATCGATTTCTATTATCGATGGAAAGCATGAATCACTTACAAAAAATGCTTTACCAGATATTCTATCAAAAGCTCTTGGAGTTTCTTTTGATAAGAATGTTGGTCACGATTATATTGAGAATGTTGAAGAACGTTACGAGTTTTATCATACAGAAGAAGATCGCATTCCATTTGATTTGGAAATGTTTAACAAGATTACTAAAGGCGGTGTTCCGAACAAGACTCTAAATATTTGTTTGGCTGGTACCGGTGTTGGTAAATCTCTATTCATGTGTCACTTAGCCGCGGCAGCTTTGACCGAAGGCCGTAATGTTTTGTATATCACGATGGAAATGGCCGAGGAAAGAATTGCCGAACGTATTGATGCTAATCTTCTTAACATTCCAATCGATCAACTCGAAAATCTTTCGAAAGATATGTTTACCACAAAGGTTGCAGATCTTGCACGTAAAACAAATGGCAAGTTAATTGTAAAAGAATATCCTACTGGTTCTGCTCATACAGGACATTTTCGTGCTCTACTGAATGAGCTTAAGCTCAAAAAAGAATTTGCACCCGATGTTATCTTTGTGGATTATCTAAATATCTGTGCCAGTTCTAGAATGAAAGGAATGGGTGGTGCAATCAACTCATACACCTACGTTAAAGCAATTGCTGAAGAGTTACGTGGTCTTGCGGTCGAGTTTGACGTACCGCTCTGGTCTGCAACGCAAACGACTCGTTCTGGTTTTGCTAACTCGGATATTGGGCTTGAAGATACGTCCGAGTCTTTTGGATTACCCGCTACCGCGGATCTAATGTTTGCTTTGATTTCTACAGAAGAGCTTGAACAAAGTGGTCAACTCATGGTAAAGCAATTAAAGAATAGATATAATGATCCTACGTATAATAAAAGATTTGTCATCGGTGTTGATAGAGCAAAGATGAGATTGTTCGACGTAGATGATAACGAGCAAACTCTAACCGATGATACACCTGTATTCGATAACGGTAAGATGAGCGAAAGATTCAAGGAGTTCAACGTATGAAGGTAGATCTTTATGGCAAGGAATTAAATCAGGTCGGTTGGGGACACGACCGAGGAGGTGGAGACGAATGGTGGAGTCACTATTGCAAAAAGCAAGACGATGTTATGAGTTTTCAGAAAGGTGTAGAATGTGATTGGTGTGGAGAAGTAGAAGATGAAAGTAAATCTGATTAGTTATTCGCATCCTCATTTTGTAGTTCAAGCAGTTGACGGAGAATTAAGTGCTCAAGATCTCATCGCGTATTGCGCCCGTGTATCCAATCCAGCGAACCAACATAACAAAGAAACGTCAGAAAGGCTACTTGCCTATTTGGCAAAAGAAAAACACTGGTCACCATTCGAAATGGTATCTGCTTGCTTAGAGATTGAAACTACACGAGATATCGCTAGGCAAATTCTAAGACATAGGTCATTTTCATTTCAAGAATTTTCCCAAAGGTATGCTGAGCAAACAGAGTTTAATAATTATAGAGAAGCTCGCATGCAGGATCATAAGAACCGGCAGAATAGTATTGAAACTGAAGATCCTGACGTAAAACTCGAATGGTTGAAAAAACAATCTGAAGTTGCACTTGCTGTTAGAGATTCATATGAATGGGCATTGGAAAATGGTATTGCAAAAGAACAAGCTCGAGCCGTATTGCCTGAAGGTATGACGAAATCTACAATGTATATGAATGGAACTCTCAGGTCTTGGATGCATTACATCGAACTGAGATCTGGCAATGGAACTCAGAAAGAACATAGAGAAGTGGCTATTGCTTGTGCTGAGGCTCTAAAGGAGATCTTTCCTATTATCGAAACTTTTATTGAAAAAAATTAAAATAAATGCATTTTTGGGGTTTACTTTTGCTGAGATCTATAGTATAATATATCTATCAAATGGAAAGAGGAGTCCAAAATGTTTGAAAAAGATCTTTTTGTCAATGATGGTCCATACCTTCGGTACCGCACCGATGATGCACCTTATGGCAAGATCGTTGGTCGCTGGAAGAACGGCCGTGGTTTCATCACCAAGACAATTTTCAAAAACTGGTTGATTAAGTCTGGTCTTCCTGTCAATGCCTACTTCACCGCATTTGAGTCTGGTGTTGCCCCTCTCGATATTATGAAGACCGTCGATCGCGACTTCTTTGATGCTAAGCGGGAAGCTTGGAATAAGAAGATGTGGGAGCAAGGATTCCAGCAGTGGAAAGCTTCCAATGCTTAAGGATCTTTTTATTCTTAGCTGCAGCGCAGCATTCATCGGTGGCTTTATCACCGGTGAATCTGCATTTGCTGGTGATCACACTGACCTAGACGAACAAGTCAATTGTCTAGCTCATAACATTTATTGGGAAGCTCGCAATCAACCAACTAAAGGTATGATTGCTGTAGCTCTCGTAACTCGCAATCGTGTATATGATGATCGTTATCCGAATACATATTGTGGAGTTGTTGAACAAGGTCCAGTTCGTGAGAGCTGGAAAAAAGATGGTACGTACTATCCTATTCGCCACCGCTGTCAATTCAGCTGGTATTGCGATGGTAAGTCAGATAAAATTCCAACAGTTGATTTGGATGTCTATGAACTAGCTCGTATCATTTCATTTAAGGTAATTAGTAATGCACCTATGAGAGATTTTACTAAAGGTGCTACTCATTATCATGCTACATACGTATATCCTGAATGGGCAGAAACTAAAACCAAGACTGTTCGAGTAAAGGATCATATTTTCTATCGTTGGGAGAAGTAAATGGTAAAGGTGAAAGAAATTAAAGACTACAAAGAAGAAATGAAAGCGCTTGACTTTAACGTTCCAAGCATTCGTTACAAGTTCGATGAAGACATTTTGTGTGATGAACTCTTAGAGTATATTACTGAAACTTATGGCACGCATTATGCTACCGACAAGTTTCAAGCCACCGAATTTATTATTGATGGTGGGCATGGTACAGGTTTCTGTATTGGTAATATTCTTAAGTACGCACAGCGTTACGGAAAGAAGGGTTCGCGGCAAGACGCTCGGCGAGACTTAATGAAGGTTTTGCACTATGCGATAATTCAACTTTATGTTCATGATCTTGAAGAACAAGATCAGGCTTCTTCCGACCAATCATAGTATTAGCATACTCAATATCAAACTTAATCTCCTCGAAATTACCGTGATAGTCATCAAGCTTAAGCTTATGTCTCATCGCGGTAGTTCGTGCTTTTAACTCAACTTCAATCATAAATTTCTATTCCACTCCCTGCATTAATATATTTAGGCAAGCAATAGGCTGTAGCTCTATCGCGTTTATCCATCGCTGCGTATGTCGAATATCTTTTCGATAATTCTTTTGCGAAGTAGTTACATCTGGTTACGCTACTAAAATACATATCGTTTGATACTAGACGTCTATCATCGCCTACACCAATGTAAAGCATTAGTAGAAATACGTGTATCATCACACTGCAAAACTTTCACCACATCCACATGATGCAGTTGCATTAGGATTAACCACTTTTAGGTATGAACCACCTAACTCACTTACGTAATCGATAGTACAGCCGGCCACAAACATTTCTGCCATAGGATCTAGAACTAGAACATTTTCGTATGGCTCACTCCAATCAACATCAGGCCAGTTCTTTTTAAAATCCCAAACATATTGAAAACCAGAACAGCCACCACCTTTCACACCTAACGTTACGTAATCATTTTGTCTAACTTTATCTAAGTATTCAACTGCACTGCTTGTAATATCAATCATTTATTATTCCTCATTGCATCTTCGATACTTTCTAGCATTTCTTGTATCATTGGTGCTTGTTTATTTGGTTCATAAATGCATCGCATCGATGGTGGACAATGTTCAAATCTACTTATAAACACAGTATCAGTTGTTTTATTTGGTCCTTGGTAAAGACAAATCTTTTGTGTAAGAACTATCTTCTTTTTTGCTAAACGACAGGTTACATATATTTTATCTTTTTCTTTTTCCTTGTACATTCTACCTTCAGACCATGCTTCCTCAGGTATAATAAAAAGACAAAACAAAAGAGCAAATAGAATTAGTAATGTGTTGCCGATCCTAACATACCATTTCATATTTGGCCAGTTCTAGCTGCATACACCAGCCAAACAAATGATAAAATAACTGCGCCAAATACAAGTGTAAGGAAACCAATTGCTACGCCTTCAATAAATTTCTTTCTTCTTTGTGCCTGCTTATAAATTGTTTCTTGCCTTTGCTTTCTGATTTGAGCTTCCATACGAATAAGCTCGTCCCAGTGAGATGCACCATATGTAAACCCGATAAAGTTCTTCAGATCTTGTCGCATTTGATCTGCTTTTTTCTTAGCAGCAAAGATCTCCATTGCTTCTTGTTCGATTGAACCTTTGAATGCTAGCTTCTTGAATAGAGGAGGATTCTTTGCTTGGCGCTCAGCTTCTGATAAATCAGACATGGCATTCATCCACCGGCCGAGATCACTCGCCATGGACTCAATATCTCTTCCGATCTGAAATCCTTTTTTCAGAACGTTAAATGCTGCAGTTGCAGTTGCTAATGCGCTAACGGGATCTACCATGAGCCCTCCTAGTCCGAGTTCTCATAATAAGATTCAAAGATTGATAAAGCTCACTCATAACTATTTATATTTTTTTGTTTACATAGCAATTTATTTGTGGTAGAATATAAATACAAATGAAGATGTTAGAAGGTAGACAGGACCCGGGGGCGGTACCCGGCGCCTCCACCATAATTACTAGGAACAATAAATGCTGCTTAAATTTTACTTCTGGCCTTTTCTAGTAATTATGTGGGGGCGAAATAGGATCGACTGGTGCTTGAGTCTTCGAAAAAGTAACTGCAAACGATAATTTTGCACCTGTAGATTATCGCCTCGCGGCGTAAACTACCGGGCCCGGTGGAGCCTCGGAACAGAATCCACCAACTTAAAGGAGATATAAATGGCTTTACTAGCAGTATTAGTTACAGGTCTTTGGTTTGCAGACAATGCAGAATTTGTTTCCACAACAGAAAACCAAAGGGCTGAAGGATTTAGATGGCACCAGATTGAATGCAGAGATGTCAATCCTGAGTTGCCGGCAATTACAATTAACACACCAACTGGACGGAAAATCGTGTGTCATAAACTGAAGTGAGAAAACTATGAGATTTTTATTAGCAGCATTTTTATTTTTATCAGCATGTACACCGGCAATAGCACAGCCAGAAATGAGGTCAAAGCCAGTACAATGCGCCACACCACAAGAAACACTAGATCACTATGTTGTAGCTAATGGGCTACAAGTCATGTATATTGGAGTTGCGCAAGTTCGCACGCAGTACGGCGATGTAGTACCTACCGCAATTGCATTTTTTGCAGATCCATCAACAGGTAGATTTCTTTTACTCGAAGGCGACAAAGATGATGTATGTGTTATTAGTGTAGGCGATAAACTACAGATTGGTGTTAATCATGATGAGGTTATGAATTTATTCTTGCAAAATAGTTTTAATTCTTAACTACATTCCACTCTGATAAATCAGATTGTTCTTTAGTCATGTATTTACTAATGCATGCTAGTATGATCTTATTATCTGAACTATGATCTATCACAACCCAATCGCTTGAGCCGGAAGGTGCTTTCACGACATCCCCTCTTTTTAAAACTTTGTGGCCAACTTTATCCGCTAGGATCATACATTTCTCCTGTAATAGTTGCGCTAGTAATATTTATTTAAAAAAAAGTTTAAAAAAATGCATTTTACCTATTTACTTTTGATAAGAAATAGTGTATAATAGATCCAACAATTGAAAAAGAGGAGAAGAAAATGGGTAAAGTTAAGTCAATGTTGATGGACCAGCAAGATGTTCTTTACGATATCGTAGATCTTGAAGATGCAATCTCAGGCGCAGAGTGCGTAGCTGAGTTTCACTACAATGTCACCGAAGCCGGTGGCGTAGCATTCCAAGAGTGGTTGGATGAGGTAGGCAAGTCAACTGCCAACTACATCTTAAACGATGCATGGAACGAGTACTGGTCGGAGTACGTATAATGATTATCGTGAAAGTAGCCTTCGCTATCATGGGCATGTTAATGGTAGCATCACTTCCAATTATGCTTGTGTGGTAAGGAGATATATAATGGCACATATGGTTGAAACAATGGCCTACGCTGGTGAGGTTCCCTGGCATGGTCTTGGTGTTCCGGTTTCAAATGACTTGACTCCGGCGCAGATGATGGAAAAAGCTGGATTAAACTGGAGAGTTCGTGAACTCGAATCATTTGTTGAGTTTGATGGTAAGCGTATGCCTACCGGTCAAAAGTCTCTGGTTCGTGAAACTGACGGTAGCATTCTAACTAATGTTGGTGCTGACTGGAATCCAGTGCAGAATGAAACTGCATTTGAATTTTTCAATGAGTATGTAATGGCAGGTGACATGGAAATGCATACTGCTGGTTCGTTGAAAGATGGTCAAATGGTTTGGGCTCTTGCAAAAGTTGGCGAATCATTTGAACTTTTTGGTGATGATAAGATCGATTCGTACTTGCTCTTTTCTAATCCTCATCAGTACGGTAAAGCAATCGATGTTCGCTTTACTCCTATCCGTGTGGTATGTAATAACACTTTGACTTTCTCACTTCAAAGCAAAAGCGATACTTCTGTCAAGGTTGGTCATCGTTCTGAGTTTGATGCTGAGGAAGTAAAGTCACAACTTGGCATGGCAAAGAGCCAGCTCGATACATACAAGGATATGGCAGAGTTTCTTGGTAGCAAGCGCTTTACCGCAGACTCTTACATCGAGTATCTGAATGAAGTATTCCCTCGTACTGCAGACAAGCGTGTACAAGGTAAGGCTCTTTCAATTGAAACACTTTCACGTAATGCAAAGCTGGCACATGATGCGATCGAACATCAGCCAGGTGCACGTTATGCTGAAGGTTCCTGGTGGCAGGCATTCAACTCTGTCACATACATTACTGATCATGTACAGGGTCGTAATGCTGATAACCGTCTGTACTCATCCTGGTTTGGTGGAAATCAAACTCGTAAAACCAACGCCTTGAAGAAGGCAGTAGAATATGCGGAGGCTGCGTAATGTCCGAAGTGTCTAAATTGATATCAAGGCGTTTAGCTGATTCAAAAACAAATGCAAAGAAAAAAGGTATTGAGCATGACATCGATCATGCTTGGATCCGGCATCTTCTAAGAGTTTGTGGAGGAAGATGCGCAGTCACTCAGAGCAAATTTGTTTTTGAGTCAAAACATCCGAACAATTTTTCTCTTGATAGAATCGACAATTCAAAAGGTTATATCAAGGATAACGTCTGGCTTATAACTACTTGGGCAAATCGAGCGAAAAGTGATCTATCACTAGATGACTTTAAGAAAAATTGTAATCTAGTAGTGGAGGCTGCGCAATGAACGACGGTCCATTTAAATCAGCTTTAGATCAGCTGCCAACCCAGGGAGTGTATCAACACTCCTTGGTTACCTATAAGTATGTAAGTAGTCAGTTGGTCAAAGTTACCAACACTCGTAGATATACGACTGATGGTGATTATACTGACACTTACACTAGTGAACCAATTGGAAGAGGAAGTTCAGTATGAGAAAACATTCGCCTGATATGACTGCTGCTTGGGCAAAGGACTGGGGTATTCGTGGTTATGAACACCTTGATCCTCAGCAACGTGAAAAGCATCGTCAAAATACGATGAAGCGTTCGAATGAAAAAGCCCGAAAGCGTGAAGAACAAAAGCGAAAGTATTAAACTTTTGTTACATATTACATTTTGTGTTTAAATATAAATGTAATAATCAATAGGAGAATGCAATGGATGCACTCTGGAAAAAGGTAAGGAAAATGGATCTAGGCAATCCCGTAATTACAACAATCGTAGGACTAGTTATTTTCTACATTGGGCTTAAAACTTTCTCAGGTGGTATGAAATCTATGGGTAATATGGATCACCTTTCTTGGTTTACTGCCAACATATTTTATATGTTCATTGGCGGTATTGTGATGACATTGCTTTGGCAATCATCTTCACTATCAACTACAGCAATTATTGCACTGGTAGCATCTGGAGCTATTCCTCTACCAGCAGCGATTGCTGCAGTCCTTGGAGCAAACTTAGGAACAACCGGCACTATCTGGTTAGCTGGACTTTTGGTATCTGATGGTATGCCGAAAGGTGATACACTACGAATAGCAATGGCACATACTGGTGTTAATCTACTTATGGCATTGTCTCTATTGCCCTTTGTACATCACATTGCAAAGTTTCTCTCGAAATTTTAATGTAAAACAAATATAAAAAAGCGTCCTTCGGGGCGCTTTTTTTGTTTACAAAAGACTATAAATAGTGTATACTAGTCTGGAATGGAGACAAAAATGAAAAGACTCAAAACTTATATAAAGGAGATGGCTGCTATGAATGTAAGTGAAATGGATTCTGAGTTTCTTAAAAGAGCTCAGCGCGTAACATCCTTCAATCTAAGAACAGCTGATTTCGAAAGTCTTGATCACAAAGCTGAGATTCAGTTTCTTTTCAAGACACACTTCTTTCCAGACTTTGACTTGGATTCTACTATTACTAGAGGTATAACAAAAGACAAAGCAAATGAAATAATTCGTGCCCTTAAAAGTGAAGATGCTTCTGCATACAATAAGTTGCACTTCTATAACTTGAAAGGTGTTGGCCCGGGCGAAGCAGCATTATATTTCATTTGTGATCAAGCAAAGCTTGGTGGTGGCACTAGTGCTGGTGTCGATTTGGTTATTGGATCTAAGCAGTACGAAGTAAAAGCAGCTCAGTATTCTTCTGCAACCAGTACTGTCTATGGATTTAAACTTGGTGGTACTGTTCCTCTGGGTAACATGGTTACTAAGGCAGTTGAATTGAAAGAGCGCCTCGGTTTGAGAACTTCGGGTAAAGGACAGAATGAAGTTAACAAAACTCAAATTGAAGCGATTAAGAAAGAATTTCCTCGAGAGTGGAATGCTATTGAGAGAGATTATGCTAACAAAGCTCATGTATATTTTGGTAGAACACCAGTCATATTCATGAATAACAATAACACTGGCGGCAGATTAACACGTAGTGGTGGTGGTGAAATTATTTCAATTAAAGTGGTAGACAAACCAGACATTCAAATTGAAACAATAACCCAAGGTACAATTAAGCCAAGAGTGAAAGTGTAATGGAATTTAAACAGTACATCACAGAACAAAAGAATACACACATGACTCACATTGAGGATAAGGTTCTCTATGGTGGAGTCGCTGGAACGCGTGAAGCAATCCTCGCATTGCGTTCCTTAAGAGATGCTTTAGGAGGTGTGCATGACGGAAGAGTCTCGGTTAAGTGGGATGGCGCGCCGGCTGTGTTCGCAGGCGTGGATCCAAGAGACAGTAGATTTTTTGTTGCTAAGAAAGGGATTTTTAATAAATCACCAGTCGTCTATAAGACTAACGCTGATATTGATGCTGATACTTCTGGCGATCTCAATGCCAAGTTAAAGTTAGCACTCAAGCATTTTCCAAGTCTAGGAATCAAAGGAGTAATTCAAGGTGACTTCTTATTTGGACCAGGTGATGTTACGACTAAAAGAATTAAAGGAAAGCAGTATGTCACTTTCCACCCAAACACGATTGTTTATGCAATCCCGGCAAACACGGAGATGGCCAAGGAGGTCACCTCCAAGAAAATCGGAGTGGTATGGCATACAACTTACACCGGAAACTCGTTCGAAACAATGAAAGCATCCTATGGAGTAAATGTTTCGGCACTCAATAAAACAAAGGATGTTTGGTCACAAGACGCAATGTTACGTGATATGACCAGTTATAGCATGTCAGCAGAAGATACGGAGGAGATAAATGGATATCTTTCAGAAGCTGGTAGGCTCTTTAATCAAATTTCTTCAACAACTCTTAAGCAGCTTGAAGAAAATCGCAAGCTTGCGGAAACTATTGAACAATTCAATAACACGTATGTCAGACGCGGCGAAGTTGTGCTGGACACACGTGGTCACGTTGAAAAACTCATTCGTTTTATCCGTCAAAAATTTCAAAAAGAAATTGACAAAAGGACAACCGAAAGAGGAAGAATGACTCAGATTGGAAAGCTAAATGAATTTTTAGCTTTCTTTTCTCCACAGAATAAAACTTCTTTGAAGAAAATATTCGATCTTCAAAAAATGCTAATTCTTGCAAAATTAAAAATTATAAATACTCTAAACAAACTAAACAATACACAAACCTTTTTGAAAACGAGAAAAGGATATCGTACAACAGGCCAGGAAGGCTATGTAGCAATCGATAAACTTGGTGGTGACGCAGTGAAAATTGTTGATCGGATGGAATTCTCATTCGCCAACTTTTCACCTACTATATTAAAAGGATGGGATAAGCCGGGGAGAAAATAATGCCAGACATTTATGACCATCAAAAGCCATTGGGTGGTCCTCTTTCATTCAGACATTTTTACGTTGCCGAGTATCGTCCAGGTGAGGATGAGCTAACAAATTATCGTGCCAAGAAGCGCAAGAACGGTGCAATGTATGAAGAGTCTGAAGATGTAGATGAAGCTCTTACACTTCAGCAAAGAATTAAGCGCGGACGAATGATGAAGAGAATGAAGTCTCGCATCAAGATTGGTCGTGAACGTGCAAAGAGGAAAATGGCACCGGTTGCAAAACTGAAGAAGCGCGCAAATCGTAAAGCAAGAGATTTAATTGTACGTAAAATTACAAAGGACATTCCTAAAAAAGATTTAACTTTTGCTCGAAAGCAAGAGATTGAGAAGCGTTTAGAGAAGCCAGCGTTCAAGGCTCGCATTGCTCGACTCGCAAAAAGAATGTTCCCTAAGATTCGTAAAGCAGAAGTGGCAAGAAAAAAAGGATGATTAGCTCCTTTAAGAATTATCTGGTTGAAGAGGAGAAGACTCTGTACTTTGTATGGGGTCGTATGAATCCTCCTACAGCTGGTCATGAAAAATTACTTGACTTCTTAAAACAAAAAGCAGGTAGCAACCCGTTTAGAATTTATTTGACACAGTCAGAGGATCAAAATAAAAATCCTATTCCTTTTGCTCAAAAGATCAAATTTGCTCGCAAAGGTTTTCCTCAGTATGCTCGTCAAATTATGATGAATAGAAAACTAAAAACTATCTTTGATGCTATGACATCTTTTTATAATGAAGGTTTCAAAAGAATCGTAATTGTGGCTGGTCAGGATAGAGTGAACCAATATGATGTCTTATTGAAAAAATATAATGGCAAAAAAGGTAAACATGGTTTCTATAATTTTGAGAGAATTAATGTTTTAAGTGCTGGTGATCGTGATCCAGAAGCTGAAGGTGTTGAAGGTGTATCCGGTACGAAACTAAGAGGGTATGTAAAAGCTGGTGACTTTACTAAATTTGCTCAGTTCATGCCAAAGAGACTTTCGAATGCTGACGCAAAACAAGTATTCAATGCTGTACGTAAAGGTTTAGGCTTAAAAGAACAAAGAGAATTTATTAATCATGTACAACTTGAAAAAGTATCTGATAAAAGAGAAGCATATGTTAACGGCGAGTTATTTCAAGCCGGTGATAAAGTAGTCATTAAAGACACAGACGTAGTTGCCGAAGTTAAACATTTAGGTCCTAACTACGTTATTGTTGAATCAAATGGTGTACAAATGAGAAAATGGATTGAACATGTTGAGTTTCTTGAGAGAACAACATCTCCTCAAGACCCGGACATTAAAGATCGTAAAGGTACTCAACCCGCTGCATATCACGGACGTGATGCAAAAGGTAAAGAGATGTCAAAAGGAACAAAGGCTGCACGTGACAGGCACTTTAAGAAAGGTGCAAAGATGGATGATGATAATCCTGCAGCATATAAAAAAGCTCCTGGAGATCATGGTGCAAAGACAAAGCCAAGTAAACACACCACTCGATTCAAACAAATGTACGGCGAAACAATCGCTGTAAACATGGCAAAACAAAAGATCGATCGTGAAAAACAAGCCGACAAAGTAAAACACGATCGCATGATGGATAGAGCTCGATTAAGAGACACCAGAAGAAAAAACAGGGAAACGGCATGATTAGATTCAAACAATACATTTCAGAAAATGCAACAGCTGCTTTAAAAAAGAAAGCAGAAAAATCTGGCATGCCACTAGGCATTCTCCGTAAAGTCTATAATCGAGGAGTTGCTGCATGGCGTACTGGACACAGACCAGGAACCACACCGCAGCAATGGGGTTTGGCAAGAGTTAACTCATTTGTAACTAAGTCATCTGGTACTTGGGGCAAAGCAGATAAAGACTTAGCAGCAAGGGTAAGAAAATGACAGTTAAAAGCGCAGACAAAAAACCTGAAAAGTATGTAGGATCGGATGGTAAGCCTAAGATCCGTATGGTGCCTGTTGACAAGAATGTCACTAATGAAGTTTCGAAAGGCATGGTCGGTAGATACTTGAAAAAAGTTCCTGCCAGCGCAGCCGATGCTGGAAGAAAATCCAGCGGTGCTATGGGTATTGGCGCAGATGATCAAAAGAAACAAATGAAAAAAGGAATCAGCCAATTTGTCAATAGACAAAGAGGTACTACTATGGCGGTAGATAAAATGACTGGTAAAGCTAAAGTTCCTGCCACTGAAGAAAAGCACGTCTTTAGATTTAGCACAAAGACAAAGCAAGGAAACATTCACCATGATTCAAAAGACCATAAGTCTGCGGCCGATGCTATTCAAAAAAGAACCGGAGAAAAGGTACAAAGCATGACTTATAAAGGTAAAGTGTCAAGTATGCCTCGTGCAAGACGTGAAGATTCTGATGCAGTCAAAGCATTTCTTGCCAAAGGTGGTAAGATTAAAAAGCTTCCTCCTGCAAAAGCACAAGGCTATCATGGTAAAGACGATCCGGGTAAAGACATGCACGGTGTCATGGACAAACCAGATACAAAAGCAATGGGTACACGTAAAAAGGTGAAGTCAATGGAAGGTAAAAGATTCGCAGATTTAAGAGCTCAAGTTGCTGAAGGTTATGCTTCTTATGCACAACAGAAAGCAGCACATGCCTCAATGGCAGAGCGCGGTAAGAAAAAGAGTAAAAATGAAAGTATGCTTGGTCATTCTGATGCTGAGAAATTAAATGGTGGCAAGTCAAGAGATTCTAACTTTAAGTCTCCTGAGTCTCATATTGATCATCATCATAGAAAGACCGGTGGTCATGAAAAGTCTGGTGGTGATGCAGATCGCCATAGATATCAAGTGGCTAAAAAATTAGGGTATGACGTATAATGCCATTAAAAGTCTCAGATGGAATAGGAACGTGGATTAAGGATTTTAAAAAATCCAAAGCTCCACAGTTCAAAGGTAAGAACGAAAAGGAACGCCGTGATATGGCAGTTGCTGCCTATCTGTCTGCGAAAGATGAGAAGCGAGAAGTAAAAGAGGAAACAAACTTCCAAGTAAACATTGAAGGTTTACCAATGATGTTTATTGGAGGTATGAGTCCTGGTGAAGTCAAGGCCAAGTTACGTGGTATTGTCAAGCAGCCTTCTATGATTAAGAGTGTTCGTCGAGTTACAGATGCCGAAGTCAAGAAAAACTTTAGACTGAAAGCACAAGGCCGTGATGATGAAGAAGAAGTAGAAGAGCAGTATAAGTATGATTATGGTACACCTGAATCTGTAAGGCTCATGAAGAAAATTACACCGGGTGAGAAGAATGAAAAGCATATGGTGAAGGATAAGAAGCTAAAGAACCTGTATGTTCCTAATCCGAAAGATCCTACTCCTTTCCAAAAAGCTAAAAAGATTATGAAAAACAGGCAGACCAATGAAGGATCTGAAAGTTGGGAATCTGGCTACAAGCGTAGAGTTGTAAAGACGACAAAGCCTGAGCATAAAGCAAAAGGATACAATTGGAGAATCAAAGGGAAAGATCGTCCGGAGATTTCAATTAAGTTGTATAGAGAAAAGCCATCACAGGCCGAGTTTAACAAACAAATGAAAAGGGTTGCAGGACATGAGTTCGGCTGATAAATTTAAATCTTATAGAGAAGAAATCATCGATGACACATGCGAGTGCGAAGACTTGTATGAGGATCTTGAAATTACCGAGGCTGAATACCAAGGTAAGAAAGTAAAGCTGAACGATCCTATTCGTACTTCTGAGAATCCTAATAAAAAATTTAAAGTATATACTATGGGTCCAAATGGCAAA